ATACACTGCAAAGCCAGCCGACTGTAATAGGCTTATATCGGATATAGAGGCATCAACTGTTTTACGGCTGCCACCACTAGCATCGGGGTATATTCGTATGTTGTGTTCGGGGTACTTTTGTTTGATGGCTGCGATTAATTCGGGGGTGTCATACATGCCCGTTAGTTCATCAACCGCATGCCATGTAGACCCGCGTGTAACGTAGACCACTGCACTCATATTGGTTACGTTGAAATCAACACCGATTCTTAACTGTTCGCGTGGTTGTATAGTCTCTCGACTAGCGCATTTCTTACGCTCGTAGGACTTGTATACAGTGCCAGAAAATAGGTTAACGAATTGACCGTTTAAATAGGCTGCTCTCAGTTCGGGGTTGTATGTGTCAGCCAGGCTTTCAATATAACCATCTGGTAGATTAGCTTCGTTATCGTATGTGCTGGCCTGTACCATTCCATAACGCTCAGTCTTATTAAGCACAAATCGGTTATAGACAAACTTGTACCCCTCAGGGGTGCTGCAAACGCTTACCCTGTTTGGCGCGTCCTTAAATCGTAGTCTAGCTAATATCTTATTGAATGCGTGGTCGGCCTTTAGTGTAGGCATTATGTCTATTTCATCAACTAAAGCTGCTCCGACCTTAAATCCTACAATGCTCTCAGGACGCTCCATTGACCTACAGATCGTCGTTCCTCTGTACTTCCTACCCTCATAGAAGTGCACTTCCTTATTGGCCTCTCTGACCTCTACACGCAGCCCCATAGCCTCACTTACATCACGCACCGTTGGATAAAAGATATCTCTTATTTGGGGGTAGGATGGAGCGGCATATAGTTGATGCACTAAAGGATAGCGCCAAAAGTCCAGGCACATTTGAATGCACCCAACGTAAGTCTTACCACCACCAAATCCAGAAACAAAAGCCTTTGCCGTTATATTGTCAGGCATTGCCAGAAACTTACCCTGGGGAACGTTAACCGATATATCCATTAATCAGCTTTACGCGAATCGACGATTTCTACCTGTACGCTTGTTGGCGTTGCTTGTTCATCATTAACGGTTTGATCTTGTTCACGCCATCCAAAGCGATTACCCATATAAAGGCGAACTAGCTGCGGTTGCGTTTCTCTCGAATACATCATTTTCTGGAATTCTGTTTCCCAGAATGCTTCGCTGTAATCCTTCGCGCGCGTAATGGTGTGTAGAAAGTCAGAATGTTCATCCATCCAATTATAAATTGTTTTCCTGCACACGTTTAAATGCCTAGCAACCTGACAAATACTTTTGCCCTCATCCATAAGATTTAGAACAACTTCCCCTACAGCTGGAGAATACAACGTGGGCCTTCCTATCTTGGACATAATAACTACCTTAAAACCTGGCTTAAATAGCCTCAATTAGTGAAATTAACATACAAAAAGTGTAATATTCTCTTGTATATTATAATTATATTTAGTATAATAATTCTATATTAACAAAGGGGAACAAAATGACTAGACGACAATTAATCAAGCAGCGCAAACAAGACCTAAGAAACGTAATTCTATTTTCTTTTGCGTCTCTACCTGTAATTGGTTTCGCTTGGGCTTATGGTCACATGTTATCGAATGGGGGTGTTATCTAATGAATCCTTTCAATATGGACTTACAAGATAACCCTGCTAATGATTGCGAGTATCTCAGTCTAACGCATGAGCGTATTTTAGGTGTTAGATCAGACCCAGAGCCTAGCGACGATCCTGATTATTTAGATCATCAAGCTGCAATGCGTCAAGCGCGTATTGATTCGGATAACTTACCTGGCATTAGTGCTGCTCAACATGCTGAAAGATTGCAGGAAGTAAACGAGCGCAACGCACAAATGGAGCGCGATTTAGTTAAGCAAAAGGCTTTCTTCACTGGCCCTATGTTTAAGAGGCACATTTAATGGAATTTCTAGCTTTAGTTTTTACTTTTACCTTTGGCATATCAGCTGCCATCTTTTGTCTAATTCATCTAATAACCAAATACTTTAAAGGGGTTTAAATAATGAGATCATATCCAATCTGGAACATAGTACAGGCTTGCATATATAAGTCAGGCAAATCATGGGGATCGCGTGAGGAATCGGCAGTCGATGTAGTTGTCGGCACATCCGCGCAAAACTCGCACTATTTCGTCAGTCATAAAACAACACATCGAACACATGATGACGGCACGCAAGAATTCCGCTTTTATGTTGATGGTGTAGTTGTTAAACGCGCAATCATTGAACCTAAGAAACTAAAACGCGATTGCAGCCTTTCTTTTGTGGAGGTAACAGTATGACAATTGCACAATTAAGCGTTGAAGTAACTAACGCATTTATTGAAGGGCAGCGCGCAAGCGTTGGGCCATTTACATCAACAGGAAATCATTTGCTGCTAGATGGCATCCCTATTGCATATAGGGACGCGCAAGGCGAAATATTTCGAGTTGATCCGCGCATTGCTCAGATGCAAAAGAAGCAAAAGAAACAAATTAAAGAGGCCGTCTATCTAGATGTATTTATGGTTCTATTTGCAACCCTGGCATGTGTTGGCGGTTTCTTTTGGTTTCTCTTTGCTCAATTTGGGGGCTACTAATGATTATTAAACCTTTCTTTAAGTCGCTTCACTCTTTCTTAGTAGGCATTAGCTGGGAGTTTCTCATTGCCTGGGGAACTATTACCGCTGCTTACTTAATCACCGTTAATATCTTATAAGGGGCTAAACATGGAAATAGTAATAAAAATCGTCGATGGCTGTGGCTATTTACCTATTGTTATAGATGAATTTGGCAACGTATGCCGACATGGTGAATATAAACACACCGCTGTAGATGCGTTGAATTATTGTCTATCGTTTATTGATGAAAGCACATCAAAAGGGGTTAATTATGATTCACACTAGCGAAAGCCTAAAATCTCAAGACGGCGAATTCGAGAACTTTCACTATCAGTTGGAAGATGGCGAACAGTATAGGCTTACAGATAGCGAACTAGGCTGGCTTAATTTTGTCGATGGCCGTTATTCGATTGCCGATCATATGCGCGAAAATATGCATGATGGTGTTTATACCGTCGATAGCACTGATATGGGCTTATCTTTGGAAGCTGACAGCCTTTTCTGTAAAGCCGTATGTTTGAGCGATGACACAACGCTGCAAGCGATATTCTTTTATAGCTCAATTGAGCCAGATTAAAAACTAACCAACTAACAAAGGGCTAAATATGACTATTTTAGACACTGAAACAGGGCAACAAATAGCACATTTGTTAAGCTCGATAGGCGCTGCCAAAATAATGTATGAGGGCAATTGTCACCGTAAACAATGCTATTGGCTTGCTAAAGAATATAGGGCAATTGTCGAATTAAAAGAGAAGTACGGTATTCCACACGTCTGTTATAAAACAGCCAAAGAGGGCCTTGAAAAAGACTACATTGCCAACGCTTCACTTTGACTAAACCCACCGCTAAACCATCAAAGCCGCTTAATTGGGGCTTTTTTGGTGTAAATCTATTATTATTCGCCAATAAGGGGCAAATTATGAAATTTTCAAACGAGTATAACGCGCTAGTGTCAGCTTTAACCCTGGCAATTACAGCGCCAGACGATGATAAGGCTGCGCAGTGCGTCGAAATAGCCGAACAAATAGCCGTTAATATGTCAGAAATAGAGGTCGAGCGCGCAAAGCGTGAAGCAGAAACAAACGCCAGGGAGCCTATTCAATGAAACCATCAAACGAAGCTGCAAGCAATTTAATAGAATCGCTAATGACCGACACCGTAATACCTAACGCTGAAGTACGGGAAGCTGCGCGCGATCTTATAGAGTCGCTTAAGGCCGATGGCTATACAGATCAATCTGTAATGGCCGAACTTCAACAACTAGCAGACGGGCAACCAATACCTAAAGAGGTAACTAATGAAGAATGAATTCATAAGGCTTGCGCGCTTCAAACTGGGGGACTTAACCCAGGAACAACTAGCCGATCAATTAAGCATTAATAAAATGACAGTTCATCTAGCAGAAACGGGAAAAAATGAGGCTAAACCCTGGCTGCTACTGTCCATTGAATGCCTATTACGACGCGCGGATAAATGGCCTATAAATTAGGCCTTTTTTGCCCTTTTTTGTCCTTTTTTCGCTACCACCTCGATCTAGTGGCAATTTTGGGCTTTTTTGCCCTTTTTTCGTACCCACCTCGATCTATTAAAGCACCTCGATCTAGTGGCAAATTCGTGTGCCAGGTCGAACCACCTCGATCTATTAAAACTCTTGATCTTGTTTGTATGGTCTGTTTGTGTGGTTTGTTAATATGGTCTGTTTATTAATGGTTACCTCTGACGTAACTATTGAGGTTACATCTGCTGTAACTATTGGGGTTACTTCTAGCGTAACTATTGACCACCTCGATCTAGCGGCAATCACCACCTCGATCTATGAAATTACTTACGCTTTCTTAGGTTTTGCACCGTTTTACTCTCAAAAATACGAATACCAAGCCAAATTATCGTAAAAAGGCTGGCAAAAGGCGGCAACCAAGCAGCCATAGACATAAATGCGGTACTAGCAGCGGCAACATCTAGTAAATCTTTTGATTCAGCAGTCATAGATATGGCCTAAATAACGGACAAAAAAAACCCCGATATCAGTCGAGGTCTTAGGGAATGCCCATATCACATCGGTGACATAGAGCCTATCTTAGAGATTAAAGGCTATTTTTGGTTGGCTGTCAATACATAACGTGAATTAATTATTCACGCTTGGGTCTCTTAAACCTGACAATATTGCTACGTTTATCCATTCATCGCGCTCTGCATACTTACTAAGTAACAGATTTAACCGCTTTTCCCATACTTTCCGCGCTTGAAATCGGGTGGTATTCAGTATTTTTGCTAAATTTCGCTCGCTTACAGTCCTTTGCCCTGCCCCGTTACACGATTCACAAACCTCAATGCGTGGGCCAAGCTTCAACTCACCTACGCCCTTACACCGTTTGCACTTGTTGGGGTTTATAGCAACTTCTAAGGCCGTTAAAGCCAGTATTGCAACCATTCGGCTATCGTCCCTATCGGATAGCTTAAAACGTAGGTCAAACGCCTCTTGTACCGCTAAGTTATTCAATTCAGATCGACATGAGGTGTCTAGCGCAAATTTTTGTAGCGAATACAAATACGTCAATCTATCGAGTGTTACCAAGCAAGCAGCTACATCGTTAGGGGTAATCGAATTATTGCTAGTGCTTCTTACCGCATCGAAGCCTGGAGCGCCTGGGGTTAGCATCGCCATTAGTTCACTCATGTTAACCTCGATCTAGCTTCTAATATTGAATGCAGAAACTTTTGTACGGCTCTCACATCTGAAACCGTAAAGTCAGCTTTTAAGGTCAGTTTCGCGGTCTTAGTAATACACCCAACATCATCATCCTTGTTAACAATCTTGTTATGTTCATTGCTCAACATTGCCCAATCCTTTTTTCATGGTGTTTTATAGATGCTTGAAACCCTGCAAGCATGTCTCGATAGTCAGCAACATATAACTTTTTAGGCTTATGCTTATCTCTGTGCATTTGCTCAACAAACTCTATACCGTAGTAGTTAATCATCCAAAGGGTGTACTGCCCCTCTGCACTACCCTTAGACATCCCAAAAGCGTTGCAGCCCTTACATTGAGGGTGGATATTCTCTGGCTCTAAAGCCCAATAAGATGATGATCCTTTGGCTATGTAATGCCCACCGTCACACTCTTTCCAATGCATTCTCTTGTCGCAAGAAACACAACTAACCATTCCATATTCATCTGCCGCTGATATTCGAGCCAATCGCTGTATCGCCTTTAAACACTTCGATCTAGGCGTAGTCTTCATTAGTCGCCACAAAAACAAGAGATAGATTCGTGATCAAAATCAAATAACTGTCCCTGGTCTGATGCAATTAGTTTCATTTTTTCATAGCTAGGCTGATCGCTTCTAAACCTTGCATTCATAAACTTTTCTTGCGCGATCCACCAATCTGCGATACTTGGCTTATGCTCAATAATTGATTGTTTTATTTTCCCACCTTTTAAAAAACACAAATCGCAGTTGCTTAACGTGTTAACCCCCGCTGGCGGCATTGCTAAATCGAACTTTTGACCTCTCCAAAAATTATCAATGTCGCTTTCTGTAACCTTTGCATCTGCAAGTGGCACAAAATAATTATCTTTGTCGCGCATTTTGGCTGCCCTGCGAGGCTCATCTGCCCTGATTCCAACAACAGTGGCAAAATCTGAATCCATGTATCGCTCAATCGTTAAAACCTTTAATTCAGATGTGCAGAATCTAGCCATCATGTTAGGCAAGTATTTTCTGTCCTTAATTAACTGCTCAAACGGCGTTCCAATTCTGCACGCAGTTTCATAATCGACAACCTTAAATGCTTTTTTGCCGCTATATTCTAGCCAAACAATATCTAATCCCCATTGTATGGAGCAGTCATTTACGAAATCCAATGTCTGCGGCATTTCCTTACCTGTGTTACAAAAAATAACAGAGAGAAAATCTGGCAATTTAAAATCGTGCGCTTTTAAAATCTGGTACAGCATAAATGCGCTTGATCGCCCACCAGAAAAACTGACTACCGCTTTTTCATTTATAAAATATGGATTTCTCATTGATTAACCCCACTGCTCTGACATCGCTTTGGCAATCCCTGGAAACGTCTTACTACGATTTTTTTGACGATCTTTACCGCCAGCGTTAAACCAATTGCCAGCAACTTTTGTACTTTCGGCAACATCGACATAATTACTGTTCTGTAAATGCGGCAAACCCTTTAACCATAAGCACGTTTTCTTTTTAAAAGGGTGACCATGATTAAAAGGTTGTATAAATTGTGTATAGGTTGGTAAATTAAAAATCTTTGAGGGGATAGGGTTTTCAACGCAAATTTTTGGTATGTTGCTCTCCCACAAAGCCATAAAAAAGACTCGCGCCTCCATGCCCATCGCGTAACGCTCCATGTTTAATTGGCTCTTAGGGTATAAATGCCTTGCCCCTGCGTTACTGAGATAAGTACAGGTAGGATGAAAGATAGCCATATCCCAACCTAGCTTTAAAATCTGTAAAACATCAGCTTTAATATGCCATTCGGGATGGCCTCCACTACAATCTAGCAAATCACACGAATACGCTTCATGCCCTCTCTGTCTAAACGCCTTGCATACTTCCTGGCTTTCCTCGCACCCTATTAACACTCTCATTGATCATCCTTTGACGGAAACTTAACCACTAACCCTCTTTTTTCTCCCAAGTGTCTAATAATGACATCCGCTATCTCACTGACTTCATGGCGTAATAACTGACGCGTTGATTTTCTGTCTGGGAATTTTGCCTTTTGAA